TTGTTCTCCAAATCCACCTAAAATCGCATCGGATAGTTTCATAAACTCTTGATTGTCTGGCGTATCCATTTCTGTATAATTCGGATGTATTTCTGTCCATTGACGCATGGTTTTACAATTTTTATTCGCGACACGGTCCACTAAGTCCTTGATTGTTTGTTTCGAATTATCTTCTTTTGACCATTCGTCATTTTCACGAATATACACGGTTTCGCGTTTCAAATCCGTACAATGCATCGGTCGTTTATATGTATCAATTTCTCGCAATTTATTCACTAAAATACGTGAAATTCCGTTCACATATCCTAACCGCCCAGTTTCTGTTAAATCTTCTATATCTAACGTCATGTTCTCCAAAAAATCGGACATATTCATTGCGTCTTTACACTGTTCATTCAAAAATACATTCAAATTGAATTTTTGGTTATTATTTATCGTGTTATTTGTAATTGTTTGATGACTATGTTTTACACTTTCTACTAATTGTTTTTGCAATTCTTGATTATCTTTATGTTGTTCCACCATTAATTCTTTGAATTCCTGATTACTCGTCATCAATTCTTGATTTTGTTTAACCAATTCTAATAAAATATTTGAACTATTATTCGGGGAATCAAGTTCGTTATCCAATTCTATATCCATATCGACTTGCGATGTTTCATATAAAACTTCGTCGGGAATTTGTAAATTACATTTTTTACTGTGACGCCATAGGCCCGTTCTGTCTTTGTATTCCTTATTACACTCACCACATATGAAGCGGCATTTTTCGGCATTTTTCGGTTGCGGTTCTGTTGCCGATTTATGTTTTGCAGTGGTCAAATGTTTATCATAATTACTTTTTTTGCTGCATATAAACTTACATATTACACAACTATAAATTTCGGCATTTTTTGGCATTTTTTTATGTTGCGAGTGTTGCTATATTTTAGCAACATAAAAAATGCCTAAATTCTTTTTTGAAAAAACAATAAAAAAAGTATGCAGTCAAAAAAAACAAACAAAAAATGAAATCACAGCATTATGCTATGAACGTGTTTTTTAAAAACTTCGTTTTCGGAAACTATTTTGGAAAAATGAAAATTGGACATTTTTAAAATGTCCAAAAGTGAAAAAATCTACAGAGAGTTGGAAAACAAAAACACACACTTTTAGAAATCCTAGATAAATTATTTTAATAAGATATTTAAAGATTGTCTGCATAACTATAGTAGATATCAATTAGATATATTATAATTATGAGTGAAGATGATAAGAAGCATATTTCGATGGTCGTGTGTGGACACGTAGATGCCGGAAAGTCAACAACTACCGGACATTTGATTTTCAAATTGGGTGGAATTTCTGCTCGTGAGATGGAGAAGCTTCAGACAGAGGCAGACCAGCAAGGAAAGAGTTCTTTTGCGTTTGCTTATTACATGGACAAGGATAAGGCGGAGCGTGAGCGCGGTGTAACGATTAATTGTACCACGAAGGAGTTTCATACAGATAGTTACCATTATACTATTGTGGATGCTCCTGGACACAGAGATTATGTAAAGAATATGATTACCGGTGCTGGATGTGCCGATGTTGCACTATTGCTGGTGCCGGCCGAGATGGGTGGTTTTGAAAGCGCTATCGCAAAGGGTGACCACAGTTCGGGTGAGGTTCAAGGACAGACTCGTCAGCACGCTCGTCTTCTGGGTCTTCTGGGTATCGAAAAGATCATTGTAGGTGTAAATAAGATGGATTCTTGTGACTGGTCGGAGCAGCGTTTCAATGAAATTAAGGAAGAGATGTCGAAGATGCTTCAACAATCAGGTTTCAAACCCAAACAAGTGCCATTTATTCCTTATTCTGGTTATCATGGCGAGAATATGGTTGATAAAACCGATAAGATGCCTTGGTATAAGGGATGGAGTGCAAACTTGAGTAAAGATGAAATAGTCGAGGGAGTCACTCTATATGATGCTCTTGAGAAGTTTGCTCGCCCTCCTGTTCGTTTCCCTGATAGAACAGTTCGTATTCCGATTAATGGTATTCACAAGATTAAGGGCGTAGGTGATGTCATTACAGGTCGTATAGAACAAGGAACCATCAATTCTGGAGACACGGTTCGCATTGCTCCTCGTGGTATTAGTGGACTCAAAGTGTTCAGCATTGAAATGCATCATAAGACTTGGCCAAATGCCAAGCCAGGTGATAATGTAGGTATGAACATTAAGGGTCTAGACAAGAATAACCTACCAAAGGTAGGTGACGTGATTTCTCTTGAGAAGGAACCACTATTGGAACCGGTTGAGAGTTTCATTGCGCAGATTGTAGTCCAAGAGCATCCCGGTCAACTAAAACCTGGATTTGCACCATTGGTCCACGTCAGAACCGCAAAGTCTTCTTGTAAGATGACTAAGATTCTATGGAAGATGGGTAAAAAGACTGGAAATGAGAAATTGGAAAACCCCCCTTTCTTGGAGATGGGTGAATCTGCTGAGGTCGAGTTTACCCCTAAGCAACCACTTTATTTGGAATCATTCGTTGATTGTCCTGGTCTGGGTAGAGTGGCAGTGATGGACCAAAACCAATTGGTAATGCTTGGAAAGGTCATGAGTGTTAAGTATAAACCATACAAGTAAATAATATTCGTAAATCGTGTATACAATGTATCAACTCTCTAATTATACACAAATAAATATAGTGATTTTTCAACATATATTATGTTTGTTACAAAACACCCATAATATGAATACATCGCTGGAATACTAGTTCACAAAATTTAAATTATTGTATGTTTTTATTTGTAATATGAATATAATAAGAAATATTCATGTTAGTCATTGCGCATCGCGGTTATTCTGATAAATGTGGGGATAACAACATTCCATCATTTTTAGAAGCAGTACATTATGGATTTGACATGGTAGAAATGGACATTCAATTATGTAAAACCGGTGAAATAATTGTATACCACGATACATATTTATATAATAAACCAATTAGTGATTATACATTCAAAGAGCTACAAGAAAACGATATAGTCGGTTTATCTACAGTGTTTGATATAATCAAAATAGAAACAATCAAAATTTATCTAGATATCAAAGGGAATACCGATGTCATATATCCATTGATTGATATGTTGCGTTCAAGATTTTCAAGTAGACAATTGCAACGCATTTATATTAGTGGTTTCAGTCGGCATTTTGTAAAACCATTATTAGAATCTAAAATACCAGTAAAGATTGGATTATCTATATGTAACTCGTTTGAAAAAGACGACTTAGAATACCTAATCCGAAACATGAATTTTGTATGCATGGATTGGTCCTCGTTAAACCATGAAAATATAGAAATGCTTCATCATAAAGGTATTTTTGTATATACGTTCACATGCAGTGACGATTATATATTGCAACACATGAAACAATTCAAAATAGATGGTATTGTAACCAACTATGTATTATAAACCACGTCAGGATTACCACGTCAGAAATAACCCATATATGGTAATAAATACGTAAAAATAATATAAAAAATTTAGCAGTACTAGTGTATATATTATGCGAATAATGTTATCAATAACTAGTTACAGATAGTCCGTTGTTTTGAATAAAATTGAAATAATATAGCGATTACTAATGAAATACAGAACAAAACTACCAACAATGAGCAATACACGTAAACAAACAATCCGAAATACCTATCATATCATTTATAATTTGAATATAAATGATGTATACAATACAAATACTTTACAAACGTCCATTCGCAGTCAGATAGAAAACCATAAAACAAGCAATCGATTACAAGAGTTAGAACAAAAATTAATCGACTGGAAAATTGCGAATAAAGACCAACATAGCGAAGAAAGTTGTCCTATATGTTATGAACGAATACAAACAAGCAACTTTATTGCACCTCCTTGTGGTCATAAAATATGCCTAGGATGTTATAAACAGACCATATTATCCAACATTGAATCCGCGAACAATTGTTGTTTGTGTAGGCAATGTATTTTGTAACAAAAAAATAGTCGTGTATATTACTATAGATATGAAGTATTTACTGTATTTTTTATTTATGTGCGTTTACTTAAGTAATAGCCGAATTGTATGTGAAAATATACCATCGATACATTTTACTCACAATAATTTTATTTTAGTAAAAGATACGATAGACGAAGAGGTAGCAAATCGTTTTATTTACGAGTTAAACCAGATGCCAACTAAAGAGAATGTAACTGTATATCTGGATACAAACGGTGGTTCAGTTGAGCATGGAAACAAGATGCTAACAGAAATACAAAAATATAATTTAAGTTGTGTTGCTGAGCGTGCTTATAGTATGGGGTTTGTTTTATTGCAAGGATGTAATAAACGATATATTACACCATACGGTCGAATTATGCAACATCAAATAAGTTATGGTGTTCAAAATGAGAAGGGTAAAATAGATAGTTATGTAAATTTCATTGATCAAGTAGAAGACCAACTTGCGAACATGCAGGCATCCAAAATCAACATGTCGGTAGATACATTTCGTCTGAAAACAATGAATGATTGGTGGTTGATTGGTCAAAATGCCGTCCAAAACAACTGCGTTGATAACATAATGAATGTATATTGTGATTCAAAATTGACAAAAATGAATTATACAGTTTCATTTGGACCTTATCATCAAGTATATTCTCGTTGTCCTTTGGTATCTGAACCCATTGATTCTTTTATTGCCTCGGCAAAAATATAAAATATTTATTTGACAATAATTCATATAAATATTTTTGGTTTGATTATACAAGATGTCTTTGAAAACAACTACATTACATACACAGCAAGATCTATTACTCGATAGTTTGAAGGATTTTTATACGGAAACCGAAAATCTAAAAAAAATAATAGATATAGTAAATGGTGAATCAAAGATATCACTACGTATTGTCGACTGGTTCGTGACAAACTACGCAAAGAAGTATTTTACTGTATACGAAATACCAATGTTATTGGGTACAAAAGAGGAGAATGTGCGTTTCAAAGTATATAATGAATACAAATTGAAACTCAAAGCATATTCGAAAAAACGATTCGACCCTTTTTGCAGATGGGACCGAATTGAGATACCATATAACGATACTATGTATATGGAAACAACGATTGGACAACTCAACTTCTTCAAATGGGCATTACAACATAAGGTCATTGATTATATTGAACAGCATTATCAGCACATAGAGCAAGACATGAATAATCGTAACAGCACTTCCAAAAGAAAAGAAAGCATTGATGAAACAAAGCAAACCGATAAAGCGAAAACGCGAAAAAAACGAGAGGAATTATCAATTTCCGCTTGTAAATGTATTAAGAAAGAAAGTGTGAAAATAATTGTAAAATTCAATTAATCAGGTTATTTATGGGAAGGGAATAGTCAACCCGTAAGAATGAGAAGACTTCTCTATATTTTCATATTTGTTATTGGCTGCGTTGAAATATGTATGTTTATTTAATTGTTCAGTAATAAAGTCGCTAATGTTAGTAATCCAAACATCCCCTTCGTCGTTATCATAATTCACATCTTTATCAGTGTCAAGTATTAATACAGGTGTTTCTAAATCTTTATTTTTCAACCATACATCGTGATAAGTTTGGCATCTTTGTAAATATTCTAAAGCAATGTTCGATTCCCCGTCACGAGAACGTTTTTTAATTCGGTTGAGACAAACATCCGCAGTTGTATCTAAATATACGTATCCGGTAGGTTGATATAAGTCTTTATGTTCATCGTAAAATAAGTTGTAAATTTTGTATTCCATTTCGTTCATAACCCCGTCATCGTAAAGCATTTTTGCGAAAATATTCGCATCTGCTTCAATTGAACGTTCGCAAATAATAATTTTGCAATCTGGATTATCATTGATAGCATTTTTTAGATTTGCAATACGAGTGCAACACGCCATAATCTGAAAAGGAAATGCGTATTTTTCTGAATCTTGATAGAAATGTTTCAAAATAGTTGTATCTTCACTATCTTTGATGGTATCCCATTTATCAACCGGTTCTTTTAGAAATAAAACCTTATTTTTATGATGAATTTCTAATTCATCTTGTAGTTTTTGTAGAATGGTTGATTTACCAGTTCCGATATTGCCCTCAATGTTGATAATCAAAGGAAACTTCATGATGATTCGTTTTGTGTATATATATATTATTTACAAAAATAATCAGTTTCAATTTTATATTGTTATACCGTTATATCCGAAAATTTAATCTATATAAATATATATATAAATGTCTGATAAGGAGACTACACAAATGGTAAGGCGTGGGTCGATTGACGAACTTGCTGAAAAAATCCAAACTACGGTATCTAATCAAGATTTTCAACAGAAATCAGCGGTATATGTGAGTTTTGTTCTTGAGCTATATCGTGTTCTCATGGGGTCTATGTTGGTAATGTTCGTTCCTCAGAAGTGCGGAGACCATATTTGTGGTATGTTTGAAAATACTACCGTAATTCCCGAAATATATAATACAGCGATTGCTATGAACGCTTATTCGCTATTATGTTTTTTAATTATGTACATGGTAGAGATCAAACGCGAAAACAAATTAATAAATTATTTAGAAGTAGATAAAACATTGGCTTTTGACAACGAATCTGTTGGCGAGGCACTGGTGAACCTGTCTGAAGAAAAAAAAGAAGCAATTTGGGCACTTGACAGACGGTACCTGCATTCTGGATACCTTGCATTGAGTGCTTTTGTCATTAATGCTGGTATGAGTGGGTATGTCGTATTTACTAATTATTTAGATGATAAAACATTTACCGTATACTTGACTAATACGCTATTCATGGGACTGAAAGTAAAAGAAACATATGATATTGTTAATACCAAGAAAAATGTATTTTATTCTGCTTATTTAACTGATAGAATACAGTTCAATGCGGTGGATAAAGATAAAATGATTGAAAACGAGGTGGATACGTTGAATACTATGGAGAATCAAGGGACAAATGAGTTGGTCGTTTTGGAAGAAGAAGAATAATTATAGGAGAAATAAAGCTGGGTGTTTGTATTTGTCGTGCATATGTCACATGTATTGGATAATCTATATAAACGCGTTTGTATACATAATACAAATGTCACGACCAGATTGGAATGAATACTTCAAAGAAATAGTCCAAGTCACTTCACGTAGGTCTCCATGTACACGTTTAAAAGTAGGCTGCTTATTTATAAAAGATAACCGGATTGTGAGTCAAGGATATAACGGATTCTTACCAGATTGCCCACACGATAGTATTATTCGAGATAATCACGAACAAGCGACGATTCATGCTGAACAAAACGCATTATGTGACTGTGCGAATAGGGGAGTGTCATGTAAGGATTGTGTTGTTTATATCACACATTACCCTTGCTTAGTTTGTATACGTTTATTATTGGCGGCAGGTGTAAAAGAAATTCGATACATAGAAGATTATAAAAACGACGATTTAGTCAACTACTTTGCTTTACAAAAAAATGTAAACATTACAAAAATATAGGGCGGGAAAAAAATATAGAAACAAGTACTTAACATTTATAAACGAATGAATGTTAAGACAAATTTTTAAAAAAGAAATACAAACTGTATCATTTGAAGATGTACAATATGCGGTGAAGCATAATGATGATTTTTTAATAATTAATACATTGAACGAAGGTGACCAAGAACATTTGATTACTGGTACAATGTATTATAAAAACGAAGAAGAGAAAATCAATTCATTCGTGAACAATTATGATTTTTCAAGTAAGAAAATAATTATATACAGTGAGAATGCGAATGATAAAAGTGCAGAAAAGAAATATCATCAAATTACTTCATTGGGTTTTCAAAATGTATACATTTATCCAGGAGGGCTATTCGAATGGTTATGTTTACAAGATATTTATGGAGAGGAACATTTCCCTACTACAAAACCATTGCTTGATATTTTGAAATACAAACCAAAATCGTGTTTTTAATCCCAACTAGCAGGACGATGTTTCTTTCCTCCGTCATAAAGTACAGCAAAATTTTCGTCTACCAACCATCCGTTGATATGCTCGTCGCCCAAATACACATCCGCTAAAATACGACCATACTTTTCGTTAGAAACGTTACGTAGTTCTACAATTTTTCCCATAATTCTCTCTGAAAGGGCATCACGAACAAAATACGCTAATTCCTTTTCAGCTTCGGACTTTCCACGAATTTCAGGAGTATCAATGCCGTTCAATCTAACAGAAAACCGGTAAATTGGTGCATCTGTATTAGGTAATTTTGCAGCAATGGTGATGGTATCTCCATCATATACCTTGATAACTTTACCATATTGAATTGGATGGACAAACGGAATCGTATCATTATAACTGATTGAGTCTAAATACGAGGTATTCATATTATATATATATCATATTCATAATATTTTTTATACCTTTTTCTACTCTGATTAAAAAATTGATTTGATTATTTTATATCATTTGAATAGCAGTTAGAATAATTCTATTTAAAGTAAAACAATGGACCTCGCGCAAAATAAGCTATCAAGGAGTGAATGGGAATCAATTGAAGTTCCCTCTTCTTCGGAAGAAAAGGCGATTTTAAAAATGATGATAGATGGATTTCATCATGCAGATATACATACAAACAAAAATCAATCCCTGTATTCTTTCACCAAGATAGAAAAAACAGACGAAACTGAAATGTTGTTATTTGAACGTTATTTCAAAGACACTATGGAAAAAAGTATAAAAAAATATGGAAAAAATATCACTTCACAAACAAACACTATGCACGGTGCGCCTATAAAAAAAATGAAAAGTGCTGATATGATTCGCATTAATAATCTTGAAACCAATATCAAAGAAAATAAACAACATATTTACGAATTTGTATTGTTGGAGTTATTCCACGAATTATTGAAAAACTTACACAAAAATAAACCCCAGTTTGCCTTGTATTTGTATACACTGAGACGACTCGAACAAAACAGCATTCATTGTGTCAATCAACATGTGGCAAGTACAATTAATCGATATTTGATACATGCTGAGATGCGAATTGACGCAGATGATATTATCAAAAACGCATACAATTTCATTGAACGTAATTCGTACTTGCTAAAATATCAGGATTTAACATTGTTTGAACATCAACAAAAATTATTCGGATTGTTTGATTCTGATGAACAAGTTGCTCCGAAATTGGTGTTGTATACTGCCCCAACGGGAACTGGAAAAACAATCTCTCCTGTAGGATTATCTGAAGGGAAACGCATTATATTTGTATGTGTAGCGCGTCATATTGGTCTGGCTCTTGCGAAAGCATGCATTTCAGTAGAGAAAAAAATAGCATTCGCATTTGGATGTAAAGATGAAACTGATATTCGACTTCACTATTTCTCGGCGGTGAATTATACTAAGAACCGGCGTTCGGGAGGCATTGGTAAAGTAGATAACAGTGTGGGTACAAATGTTGAAATTATGATTTGCGATGTCCAGTCGTATTTGACTTCTATGAATTACATGTTGAAATTTAATCCAGTAGAACAGTTGGTAACTTATTGGGATGAACCTACAATTACTATGGATTATGATGAACATGATTTACATAGCGTGATTCATCAAAATTGGAAAGAAAACAAAATACCGAACATGGTTTTATCTTGCGCTACGCTACCGAGTGAAGATGAAATAAAGAGTGTATTTGCGGATTTCCAGGATAAATTTGAACAAGCAGAGATTCATACAATCAAAAGTTATGATTGTCGTAAGTCAATTCCAATGATAAATAAACAAGGTTTCGCAGTGGTTCCTCATCTACTGTATGAGAATTATGCTGAATTGGTCGAGTGTGTACATTATTGTAAAGAGAATTTGACGTTGTTGCGATATTTTGACTTGAAAGAAATCATTCGTTTCATTGAATATGTTACAACAAATGAATTTGTACTACCTTGTGTAGAATTCGAGGAACATTTCCAGCGTATCGCAGATGTCACTATGAATTCTATCAAATTCTATTATTTGGAGGTCTTGTCGCATTGCAAACCTGAATCTTGGACTACGGTCTATAATTACATGAAAAATACACAATTGTCAAATTTCGATAAGGCAACGCAGAGTGGTTTTGGAGAAACAAAACTGAATACAAACCCAAATAGTAAGGGTATTTTGTTGACTACATCTGATGCACATACATTAACAGATGGTCCGACTATCTTCTTATGCGAGGACGTGAAGAAAATCGGCAATTTCTATATGCAACAGTCGAATATTCCAACTGTAATGTTTCAAAGTATATTACACAATATTTCAAAGAATGATGAAATCATCCACAAAATTACTTATTTGGAAAATGCGATTGCCAATAAAGAAACAAAGGTCGGTGCGGACAATGAAGAAACGAGTGCTCGTGAAAGTGGTCGGTTATGTCATGAATCGCAACAATGGATGAACCAAATCGAAAAAATGCGCAAAGAGATTAAGTTGATTTCGTTAGATGCGTCGCATGTACCCAATTCAGTTGCTCATCAAAAATTATGGACACCTGATAACGAAGTACGCGAAAATGCGTTTGTAGCATCATTGGACGAAGAACATACACGCACAATCATGTCGCTTAACATTGATAATCATCTGAAGGTATTATTACTTCTGGGTATAGGTATGTTTATCGAAAACGTGGATGTGAAATATATGGAGTTAATGAAACAATTGGCATCTGAACAGCGTTTATTCATTATCATTGCTTCGTCTGATTACATATATGGAACAAATTATCAGTTTTGTCACGGATTCATTGGTAAGGACTTGACGAAAATGACTCAGCAAAAAACACTACAAGCACTCGGTCGTATTGGTCGTAATAATATCCAACAAGACTATAGTGTGCGTTTCAGAGATGATAATATGATATCACAACTATTCAAACCTGCTGAACATAACGTAGAAGCAACCAATATGTGCAAACTCTTTTCAAGTGAGAATTAGAAATACTAAAAGTAGAATTGTAATACTGTAATAATACATATGTATTTTTTATTTACATTATCACATCATAAATGGTATGATAATTATTTTTTAGTGATATTAAATAATACTATGAGTAATATATAATACTATGCATCGTCGCGGATATCACGGTAGACGTCATTTTCATGGTAGACCATTTTATGGAGGTTGGAGAGGTTATGGTTATGGTCGTCCTTACTTAGGGGGATGGGGATATCGTCCTTTTATAGGATATCCTTATTATAACCCGATTCTTTGGTAAAATTTTGTAAAAAGTGCGCAATAAATATCCTGATAATATTATTGTTGCTGGTAATGTGGTGACCCGTGAGATGGTAGAAGCGTTGATTTTGTCGGATGGCGTGGATGTGGCAAAAGCGTTTGGCGCAGGAGGTGATTTCGTCATGGTAGGTGGACAATTCGCGGGACACGACCAACACCCAGGTGAAGTCATGGAAGATGAAAATGGAAAAAAGTACAAGGCATTTCACGGTATGAGTTCAGACAAGGCGCAAAATACACACTTTGGCAAAATGAATTCTTATAGAGCATCTGAAGGACGCGTGTTAAAAATACCTTACAAAGGCGATTTGAACACTACTGTTTTGGATTATTTAGGTGGACTGCGTAGCACATATACGTATATCAACGCACCTACGATTAAACAAATAGCTAAGTGCACCACATTTATTCGCGTTTCCCAGCAAGTTAACAATTATTTTGGAGGGAATTAAGAAGTTATTGTAAACTTTTTCTATATATATTATAGAAAAAGTATGAATTTAGTTTTAGATACAGACATCATATGTAATTTCATAGCAGGAGGATTATTAATTGCTGTATCTGGGTATATATCGAAATTTCATAGTCCATACGTAAGTGGTCTATTATACGGTTCTTTACCATTAGGGGCTTATTATTTATATTTGTATTCCATTTACAATGGAGGGACTAAGTCGAATTTTATAACGGATTTAGATAAGGGTCGCGAATTTGTAAACGGGTCCGTGATTGGTGGCGTTCTATGGGTGATTATGTTAGCGATGCTTTATCTGAATCTCCAGAATCCAATTAATATGGTTTTTATTTCGTCGATTCTATATGTTCTCTTTCTATGGTTACTTATGCCGAAACCAACGGAAAATTGAATCAATTACAATGGAATCAATCACAATGGAATCAATCACAATGGAATCAATCACAATGGAATCAAGCACAATGGAATCAAGCACAATGGAATCAAGCACAATGGAATCAAGCACAATGGAACAATTGACAATGGAATTAAGCAATATTGAATTAACCATATCTGAACCAAGCGAAATCAATGCTGAAAACCTGCATAATGCACTTCTAATAATGCCTTATTTTCGCAATCATGCGGCAGCAAGTGGGGCTGTTCATAACGTATCTAATCATGAGACCGCAGTCGAACACGTGTTTCGTCAACACGGTTTCGCAGAGGATAAGACAAAATTAACTAAAAATAAGGTCAACCAAGCTCTCGCTCACAATATTGAGGTCATTTCAAGAAATACATTCAAATCGCAACCATGCGGATCACATGAATCACCCGATTTCCTTGTGAATATGAATGGTAGAATGTTTGGATTCGAATGTAAGTCTACAACGAAAAAGGTTAGCAAACCACTTTATAATTCGGGAAGTGTCAAGCGGAATTTGATATATATATTCACCAATGAAATTGAGAACGCTACCACATTATATCTTGGTTGCGATATAATTACTCATGAACAAGAGAAAATCATTGCTGAACTTATTCAGAAGCAACGTGAGTTGCAAAGTGAATATAATAAGAAGCTATTGGATTTAGATACTAACAACAGAGGTATTTCGTATTATACCCGACCTATGATTGGTCAATCTGGTAAATCAGAGAAAACCAATTATTTTACACATGGAGATCGAAAAAAATGTGAAGATAATGTATTAAAATTTCTAATGACTTATGAATAAATAGGTAAAATGGTTTTCAATTCAGTTGTATTGATTGCGTTATTGCCAAAATATAATTCTACGAATTCGGTAGTTCTTTTATCTGTAAACGATTTAATTAATGATTTGTATTTTTTCATCAATTCTTTCTTGGAAATGTCTTTGTTATAACGAATATTGATAAGATGATTTTCTATCAAATAAGGTCCGCTCATGTCTACAACCGCATAGGAAAATATATATTTTCCTTTTCCATATCCACGGTTCAATACCATGGTCAATCCATTAACACCTTCTTTGCGTATATAATTTTTCTTCTTTGGGTCTTTGTATTGGGTTTGTACCAATTTATTATTTTTAACATCGCCACTATAGATTAATCTTGTTTGTTCTTTATCGTCAGTTAACGAGTCTTTTACCTGATTCCATACAACAGTACCAACATTCACATCGAACCCCAATTGCGATAACGTTTTTGAACCTTCGTATAGTTCTTTGATACGACGTGTATTCGAAATGCTATTGAATAATGTAGTAGTTGACGCATTCATGGTGAATTGGTCATTATGGTCCTCAGGTGGAGTCGTATTTTGAATAATAAATATAATTGTATCTTGTGCGGTTTCCATAAATAAATTCGCGTCACAATGGATAATATCGATAATTTTGTATTTTTCATAAATGTGATGTCGTAACAAAGAATAATATAGGCAATTTACAAAATTCTTAGGAAGAACGAATGCCAATATTCCATCTGTTTCTAAGAATTGAAGAGAATGAATAATAAATAGAGTGAAAATGTTTGGACGACCATCAATGAATTCGTGGAAAATTTCATCTACGTCACTTTTTTTCATCACAAAATATGGTGGGTTGCCAATAATCAAATCAAACTTTTTATTGGAATTCCATTTTAAATAATCTTGGTTAATAAGCGTTAATTGATTGGCCTCATACGTTTTGTTTTTAATGTTTTCGAAAATAGTATTGTTCAATTCAATTCCAGTGATATCTACATTTTGATAAGTTCGGTCAATTATATTTAAGAACTCACCAGACCCACAAGAAGGTTCTAATATGGTTTGGATAGTCGGGTTTTCTTTGTTTACTCGTTCAATTGTCATATTGATAATACTTTGTGGAGTAAAGAAAATACCCTCATCTTTTTTCGTTTTATTGTCGATTGACTTTGTGATTGACTTTGATAAATCTGTAAATTCGTCACCTTTCATGATAATATATATATATATATACATTAATACTTTTATATGGATTCAATTTTGTACATATCAGAAAAATAAAAAACAATATTGTTTTATGTTTGTATAAATTTTTATGTAAAAGATAACATTTCTTTAACGGTTTCAACAAATCCTCCCATATGACTCGTTTTTATTTCTCTTTTGTTAGGTGCTTGCGGTGGCTGAATTAGTTCTCTGTACATTCGGTCAATCGCGTACAACGTATATGTATTTTTGGTCGTTGAAGAAAATGGGAAATAAGGTCGATTCATTGGAATAAAATCTTTTACTAATTCGACAGTATTTGGTATAGACAGTGTTTCGTTTGATTGTGTATTCAATATAAAGATATCCAATATGTCGTCTTCCGTAAATACAGTATTTATTTTTATTTCTTCAAACAGCAATTCTCGCAAGTGTTTCATTGTAATATTTCCGTTGCATGTAACACTTAACGATTTACATGCAGTGGTGTTCAGGTCAAATGTGTAGTTCATGATTGTTTCGATGTTTGGTGCCTACAGATGGATTTCGATAATTTTTTTCAATTTTATCAAGAAATCTTTCCGATAAAGCATACGTAACGTTTATACCATTTGATTTGTTTTGGTGGTTGATTCAGACATTCAAGCGACGATAACATTCTATCTTGACTATAAGACCATTCCATTTTTGACTTGTTGTAAATATATTTACGTATATACTATTATCAGTATATTATTTCAATTTTACTTTTGAAAATGGGATAAACATAACACGTCATATACAGTAATAATGGAACAAGCAGAGTTAATATTGCGTATTGTTGAATTGGAAAAATTAAATCAGCAACTTCAAAACCAGTTGCGAGAAGCGAATGTCTATTTGAAAATGTATGAGGTGAAAAATAAAAAGGTGATGTTCAAAAGTAAATTGTAAAACGCATATAAAAATATCCTTACCATATATACTAACAATGTCCCAAGAAGAATTAATATTACGTATTGCCGAGTTGGAGAAACAAAATGAACAACTCAAAAATGAACTTGAAGAAACGAAGGTTCATTTGAAAAAATATACTGCACCCGCCAGCAGTAAAAAGTATTATCAAAAACATAAGGAAGAACATAAGCAACGGGTTCGGGAATATCAAAAGCGTACGAATTACAAAAGTGAATCTAAACATATACCAAGTACTGAACAGCGAAAAGAGTACAATCGACGAGCATATTTGAAAAAGAAAGAAAATGAACGATTGGAAAAAGAAAAACAAGAGAGTCAAGAAAACATTTAAGTATTTTTTAGTTAGTATTAAAAACTACTTAGAGAATTATCTATATATATATATTATATAGAAAATGACAACCAAGTGTATCGGAAAAGATAGAAATGATAATCCCTGTCGTAATAAGGGTATTCAAGATACGAAATGCTGCAAAATTCATCAATATATGAAGGATTATACAGATGATATGTTGAACAATTTAAGTAAATGTTCAGGATGCAAAAAACAATATTACTTGATAGATGGAGTAAAAACTTGTGAGAACTGTAAGCAACGTGGAAAATCAAGTAAAGAAAAACAAAAAGAAACAAAAGTATTATGTAAAGCGGAGAATTGTACATTCAAGAAAAGTGACGAAAATGATTATTGTATGAAGCATCAAATCAATATATTTATCGATGAAACACTTGCTTTGGGAAAGAAGATGTGTAAAAACTATGTGCGTGGTTGTAAAACACAATTGGAAAATGATTATTCAAAATCGTCTTGTGAATCATGCTTAGAAAAGGACCGTGAGAGAGATAGAAAACGTCGTGGAGGTAATGCTTCAATGGAATTGGATGATACGCACCAATTTTGCGGTTCTTGTTGTAAAACTTGTACAAAAGATATGTTTGAAGGAGAGAAAGGTTCTACGAAGACATGTTCTGTATGTCGTGAACGTAATAAACTTCAAGATGAAAAACGCGATAAGGAACATCGTAACGCAGTTGCTCGTATCGCAGAACAAAAACCAGAACGCAAAGAAAAGAAACAAGAATGGAAAGAAAATAATTATGAAAAAGTGGCATTGACTACTATGAATTATCGGCAAAGACAAATCGAAAATGATGTGGATGGCTATTTGAAGAAAAATGCTGAAAATGCGAAGCAATGGCGGGAGAATAACCCCGAGAAAGTAGTAGACAATAACGAAAACAAGAAAAATAACATGAAAATTCATAAATCAAACTACAAACGAAGTGCGGAATATAAAAATTTGGCATTTGAATTGAATGATACTGATTTTGAACGATTAACAAATGAGAATTGTTATTATTGTAGTATCAAAGAAGAAAACCGATTAAATGGTATTGACCGCAAAGATTCTATCATTGGTTATACATTGGATAATTGCGTAAGTTGTTGCACTATGTGTAATTATGTGAAAGGGAGTTATGATGTAGATTATTTCTATAAAAAAATAGAACATATATTAACTTATAATGGAAATATTAAAGGTAATTATTGTTATGAATTGATGTGTGATATTTCAGGTGCAACCTATAGTCAATACAAGTATAGAGCAAGAAAAAAGGGGCTCGCATTTGATATAACAAAAGAACGGTATAATAAAATGAGACAAAGCCCTTGTTATATATGTGGAAAAGAGGGCAATCGTATCCATAATAACGGCATAGATAGAATAGATAACCAACAAGGATATACAATTACAAACATACAAGCTTGTTGTTCAGAATGTAACTATATGAAACGCGATTATGATATGAATGATTGGATCAGTAAGATGAGTAAAATTTATTACAATAAGATTCAAGGCAAAAAAGAAATAGTAGATATAAAAAGTACTGAAAATAGTAAAACAAAATCAAATAAGAGGATTATACAAAACAAACAGAAAAAAACAAAAGAAGAAATATGTGAGACTGCAAGAATTAAAAAGCAGAAACAAAGACAGGCGTTGCGTGAAAAATACGGCAATGAGGAATATAAGAAAATGAAAGCAAAAGAACTCTCAGAATATCGTGCGAAAAAGAAAGCATCATCAAGTTAAATTCAAAATAATATTAGAATTTAATATTATTTTGAATTTGTTGGTCCCCCCCATTTATTAGATACATATTATTATTATGTAGGTCCCCGTACATATTGATAGTGTTTATGTTCTATTAAAAATAATTAAGTGTATGATTTTTAATTATTTTTAGATGTTTTTGATAAGATATTTAATGAATTTTTAATTTATAGGTTCCTTTATGTTGTAGGTCCCTATCCCAGCACGATTCTAGGCACTCTATCTAATTACTATACGCTATTCCCGCCATGCCGGACATCACACGGAGCACGTTGTAGTTAACCGCGTACACTCTGACCTTGGCGGTGTTGGTGCCAGAGACGGTGTTGGAGGAAAGGACAAGCTGAAGGACAGCGTTGTCAATGCGGGAGAAGTTGCAACTTCCGGAAGGCTGGTGCTCCTCAGGGCGAAGGGCGAAGGAGTACACGTTGATACCAGCGTCAGGGGCGCGGGTGTGGTGCTGGAAGGGCTGGACGGTATCGAAGTAAGATCCCTCACGCTCGGAGAAGCGGTCCTGGCCGTTAAGCTGAAGCTTGGCGGTCACAACGGGATTCTCACCCCAGCAGTGCATGTCAAGGGCGGTCTCGGCAAGCACGAAGGTACCGGCATCGGAGAGAGCAGAGCCAAGGGTGGCGGCATCAACACCGGACACATCGGCGGCCTCGTTCATCTGGAACACACCACCAGAGATGACACCGTTATCACCAGAGGTGGCGTTGTCACCACCGAAGGCGTGGATGGCGTTAGGAAGAGCATCAATGGCATCAGTGTAGTTGAAGGGCTGGGCACCGAGGGTCTTGTAAAGAGTGGAACCACCCTCAAGAGAAGAGCAGTAATCCACGTTGGAATCAGGCTGCACAACCCACACAAGCTCCTTACAGGGGTGGTTGAAGTTCAGCTTGATCTTGTTGGAAGAGGAACCGACAGACTCGTCACCGGTGAACTGCACCTGCTCGATGAGGTACTCATGGGGGTTCTGGGCCATCTTGCGACGCTCATCGGTATCAAGGAAGATGTAGTCCACGTACAGAGAAGCGGCAACCAGAGACTGCTGGTAGGCGGCGGCAACGGACTTGGAAGCACCGGAGGCATCAGCCAGGGTGTTCACGGCCCAGAGGCACTCACCGATGGGGCGGAAATCGATGTTGATCTTCACCTCGTGGTATTGCAGAGCAATGAGGGGAAGAGCAAGTCCGGGGTTGCGGCAGTACCAGAACTGAAGGGGCACGTAAAGGGTGGTCTCGGGGAGGGCGTTGCGGGGAGCGCACACCTGAGAAGGGGCAGAAGTGGAGGCACAGGGGCCAGACACAGCGGCGAAGGTGGGGTCGGTGATGTAGGTAAGCTGGGTGGTGTTACCGATCATCTTGTAGTAGCCGGACTGCTGCTCCTTGGAAAGGGTCAGCTGGTTCCAGATGTGCATCCAGTCGCCATACTGGCGGTCGATGCGCTGGCCTCCAACCTCAATCTCCACCTGGGCGATGAGCTGCTCACCAACGAAGTCCAACCAACGGGCATAGACGTCACCACTGGCGACGTCCTGGTTGATCTCAGGAAGAGTCACCTGAAGGTAGGTGCGGTAGGCAAGATCACCATTACGGGAGATAGTGCAGGTCACGCGACGGCCGAAGTCAGCCTGTCCGGAGAAGGTCTGCTCGATGGACTCCATCGCGAAGTTGGTGTGGCGTCTGTAAGACACCTTCCAGAAAGTGATTTCAGGGGTTCCAGTTAGGAACACGTCTTGGGCGCCATAGGCGACAAGTTGCATAAGTCCTCCAGCCATTTTGGATTATATATACTATTACAAAAGAAAATAATTTTGGAAAAAACACATTATTTCATTTTTTTATTGTCGTTTCATTTTTCCTAAATTATATCTTGTATACACACCACAATTGTAGTTTACTTGGAAAAATTACAATTCGCACTGCTTACGGTAAGTATTTGTAATTTTGTATTTTACAATTGTAACCACAATACATCACAATTGTAAAATAGTTTTTTTTGAACTAAATATATACATATCAATTGTCTAGAAAGCAATGTTCAGTAGAATTGCTTATTATGAAGTGTTCTAAATAGTTTTCTTCAAATATTTCGCGTTTGTTTTCATGTTTTTTCGTAAAAATGTATTTGTCGTTTTGTTTTTTTATTGACCATCCTTTTTCTAAAGCATTCGATAAAAATAATAATTTTTGTATAGCTTTCGGTGTAAGGTTGGCTTTTTCTATATCAATTTGATTGGATAACATTGCCCATATATATGTCTCAATAGACTTATTTTTTTCTTTGTCTACGAGTTTTCCTCTTATTTTTGTTATCCCGTTTTCGTTTTGTCATCTTCTTTTTTGTTTTTCTCCTTTTTCCTTGTCCTCTCATCGGTACCATTCTACTTGGAACAACGGCTTGTGTAGGAATGCTTCTGAAGGTATTTGAAATATTAAATAGGTTATCGAATCCTTTCTTCAATATTTCAGTTTCACTCTGTTTGTTCTCTTCTTGTATAGCATCTTTCAACCCCAATAATCCGGTTGCTGCTTCGACTTCTTCTTCGGTCGGTTCAACCACTGTCATCTTGGTTTCTTTTAATGCGATTAACGCGTTTGCTGCTTGTATTACATCATCCAAATAAGCTTGTTGCTGCGGTGTCATCATTTCTTTTTCTTCTTCTAATTCTTCTTTCTCATTTTCATATAATTTTATCAACTCTTCTATGGCGCTTTCTTTTTCATCTTCGTTCGCATTATTTACGTCATCAATAATATTCAGTAATTTTTGTAATGCTGATACTTCATATAAATTAAGTGTTTCTTCTATCGGTGCATTACGCAAATCATCCTTCAAACCATATTTTTCCGCGAATTCAAAGCGATATGACAATATATTATTATGTGTTAAATTAGTATTTTCTATAGTAATGTTTGGATTAATGATTAGGTCAGTATATTCTTTTATAAAAGTCGCTATTTCGTTATTTAATTCGTTCTCATTTAAAAACGATTGTATATCATTTTCTTTTTTTTGTATCTCCTGTTTTAAAATATTGATACCATTTTGTAATAATTTAATTTGACTCCTAGATGCGGTTCCCGTGCTTTCTACTTTTATCATATTTGTAAATACCAATCGCAATAACGCATAATTCATACTCATTTTACCCAAACTGTCGCTCTTACGTTCATCAATTCCGTTTGTTGTTGAATACATAAATACATCCTGGTAAATCATCCGTTCTGTAAATACATTCGCGTTTTTAGAGGGATTATTTAATCTATTCATTAATGCTTCTGGAACAACGCCGCTTAATTGCTGTATTTTTTTTACTTCAATATTATCATTAAACAATGACTTCAATAAATAATTACTATCTACAATTGTAGTTGCGTTACTTACTATCAAATTGATAAGAATCTGCCCTATTTCATTATAAGAAATTATACGTGTTTGTAACATATCTAATGGTGGCAACGGTTGCTCTATTCCTTGAGCATTATACAAGGTATTTTGGTCTACGGATTTCAATATGTTTGATAAAATACCGAGATAAAATAGTCCCTTCGATTGGTTTAATGATTGTGATAAATACTCAATAATTGGGTTTATCTGATTATCACCAATGCTAATAGTGCGCTGATTTACCCAGGCATTTTTATTCATTTTATTGATTTTGTTTTTTAATATTTGACAGTAAGATAGATCTCCTTTGTATATAGTGTTTAATATGTTCTTTGTGTTGTTATAATGTAAGGCGAACACTTCATCGTTTCCTTTTCTTTTTGTTGTTAAAAAAGATTTATCTGATTTTATTTGGTTACAACATCTATGAGACCAAGCGTATTCTAAATTATGCTCTGGGGATATATTTTTTTTGTCAACAGATGCTTTGTATAGTTCTAACAATAAAGAACCTTGATATACGGGCAATATGTGCTCGCATTCCGGTGGAAAATCATTTACATTATCGTCTATTAACTTCAACCCACAAATATAGCAAGGTGTATTATTATCCCATTTCCCTATCACATTGACACATTGTGTAGTTGGACTACTAGGCTCCCACCAATCGCGGGCTGTTATGAATTTCATCTCTGGAAATTCAGTTTGTATTTTGTATATTTTTGTAAAAGCACGTCTGGCTTCTAAAGATATTAAATCATCCAATGAAAACACTTTTTTTGTATACAATTCTTGTGATTTAGATGGTCTACTGGATTCGGTGTCTGTTTCTATGAATGTATCAGCTTTCCTTTTTCTCGACATATACATTATTACATTATTTATATTATCCTTATTCTTAAAAATTAACATAAAAACACTCTCGTAGATATATCCAAAAATATCAAATATGTCTTCATCGAAAGTGACCAAAACATCAGTTCACACGATTGATGAAAAACATACGGAAATAATTAATGAAATTAATCATAACCACGAAACGGTTATACCTGAATTGTTAAAAGAAAAGAGTCGACTCAAAGATTATATACGCTCATTGAAAAAATCTCAAATAGATGACTATATGGAAACACGTGACCGGATTTATGCGATACAAGACGAAATTGCTGTTATGAAACAACAAAAAAAGGATTATTATCTCAACAATTCAAAATATATTTTTGACTATTTTGAACAAAAAAAACAAATCTCGGCAAATGAAACACCGAATCCACATTCAGAAGTAATTAATACATTCTTTAAAATCAAATCAAACACCTCCGATGCTGCTAATCCGCAAAGTGCCAAATACGTTAAATCTAAAAAATATTATCAAAATTATTGGAAAAATGTCTGTAATGATAATTATAACATGCAAGATTGTATAATTGCTTCAGATGTATGTCAAGTATGTAATAAAGGTGAAATGATCCCCCAAGACGAGGAAGGCATCCTAATTTGTAATAATCCTGAATGTGCGAAGTTCATCACGTATATTATCGATGGCGCCAAACCAAACAACAAGGACCCACCTAACGAAGTATCCTATACCGCTTATATTCGATTGAATCATTTCAAGGAAATTTTATCACAATTCCAAGCAAAAGAAACAACACAAATACCAGAAATAGTCATAGATGCGATTAAAGCGCGTATCAAAAAAGAGCGCATTGAAGATACGTCTACATTGAATTACAACAAAATGCGGGACATATTGCGTAAATTAGGTCTGAATAAGTATTTTGAACATATTCAATACATTAATTCTTTGTTTGGGATTAAACCACCTGTAATGAATGAGGAACTACACGAAACATTATGTGTGTTATTTATCGAAATTCAAAAACCTTGGGCTGTACATTGTCCAGCAAACCGAACTAACTTTTTCAATTATACATATACGTTGTACCAATTATGCAATTTGTTAGACCAGACTCAATATTTACCATATATTCCGATGATGAAAGACCGCGAAAAACAATTGGAACAAGATATGATTTGGAAAAAAGTATGTGATGATTTAGACTGGGTCTTTTGTCCAACTGTGTAATTTTATACATATGTAAAATCTATTTAGAATTATAATTATATTTTACACTACGATTATGCTATCTTGTGAAGAAAAAGAGTTTGTCAATCTTTCTTACAATAATACGAATGAATATCGCAAAGAAATAAGACGTATATTTTGTATGGACTCTTCTAATTATCCAGACATAGATGATTCTATTGATATTGAGAGCAAAGATGAGTTAGAATATGACGAAAAAACAATGTCTGTAGCATTAGACCGAATTTATGCAAACACCAAGGACCATCCAACATTCAAAGAAATATTTGAAAAATCGGCAGGATGTATGTTTTCTATCGACCCCGAAATTGGATTAGCGGTTTTGTGCAGTTATGACTATTTAGATGTCTTCATTCCGTGTTATAGAGAATATATGCTTACTGGTGTATTTGATACAACAAGCATATATTATGTAAATTTGTTTAACAAACTATATGAATAAATGATGATGAAATTTACTCTTCTTTATTAGCCTCTGCGTCAGCCTTCTTCTTGGCCTCTGCGTCAGCCTTCTTCTTGGCCTCTGCGTCAGCCTTCTTCTTGGCCTCTGCATCAGCCTTCTTCTTGGCCTCTGCGTCAGCCTTCTTCTTGGCCTCTGCGTCAGCCTTCTTCTTGGCCTCTGCGTCAGCCTTCTTCTTGGCCTCTGCATCAGCCTTCTTCTTCGCCTCTGCCTCTTCGTCAGCCTTCTTCTTGGCCTCTGCCTCAGCATCAGCCTTCTTCTTGGCCTCTGCCTCTTCGTCAGCCTTCTTCTTGGCCTCTGCCTCTTCGTCAGCCTTCTTCTTGGCCTCTGCCTCTTCGTCAGCCTTCTTCTTAGCCTCTGCCTCTTCGGCAGCCTTCTTCTTGGCCTCTGCCTCTGCGGCAGCCTTCTTCTTGGCTTCAGCCTCAGCGGCTTGTTTAGTGACGGCAACTTGACGAGCCGCGGCTTGTGCCTTCAAGTTTGTTCTGGGACGCATTAAAAAATTCATGATTATACATAATTAATATATAATATTCCTTACTAAATAGAATCTTGATTTAGTATTTATATAAACACAATTTTTATGTAAATAAAATGTATACTCTATATAAATAATGTCATCAACGAGAAATAAGAATTCTATTGGCGATTATCAGCATGAAATTCGTAGTTACACGAACGCATCTAATTACACGACATATGAGCAATCTGGAAAAGCGCCTACTAACCATTTCGCGGGAGACGGTTTACTAATGGGACGCATGGCTTCAGAAAATCTGTCAAGTAATGCATGTGACATTGAATCGCAATTGATGGGAATCGGGTCTACGAATTTAGTGAACCCCAAAAAACATGTTCAACCCAAAGTACACGATATAAAGTCGCTGAATATGATTGACCGACTTTCAATGGTGATCCCAGAACCGCTGGTCGTTGAGAAAAACCAACGCCCTTATCCTAAGAATTAAATCGCATTTTGGAAGTAACATTATGCATATTTTTAGGATGTTTTTTAAATGTTGAGTGTTTATGGTGAATCGCTTTCTTTTTATTCGATAATTCTTCTAAAGTTATATACTGAGAAGTATTATCAATCTGGTCTTCTTGAAATATGGTAGATTCTTGCTCGGAATTTGCATGTATATTTTGAACAATTTCCTCGGATTGGTCTTCTTGCTGAATCGGCGATGATTCGTCAAACTGGTTTTGCTCATGTAAATATTCTTGTATTTTATCTGATAAAGCGGTTTGTAAGTCACAGTCAGTTCGTTCAGGTAAACTATCGCACTGCGTAAATGATATATGTAAATATTCTTGCATGGGCTCGATCATATTATCAATAATTTTTACAGGCAAGTCAATATGGGCCATAATTAATTGTACGGATTCCATGACTATTTTTGGTTATTTGATAGTTTTCATAAAAAGTATTTAATTGTTTTTATGAAAAAATGTTATTTGTAATAAGTGTAATACATTATTGTTATACTGGTCTAATGAAAGATTCTTGTGATTGACTTTGTCCCATAGGCATTTGGGGTGGGTATCCAGTAGACATCCCCGATGTCAATGATTGTTTGATTTGGTCTATTTTTGCTTGATAAGATGGGTCGTCTTTCGCAATGGCGCGACCGATTATTTCTGGGTTTTTTCCTAAGATAGCAATTGCTCCGTGAGGATATTTGGATGGGTCAAAACCAAGCTGTCTCTCCATTTCCTTATCCACTGCTAGAATATCATCCAATTCCATTTCAGTGTGAAAAACATTATCCTTGAAGTTGAAATATAGATGAGCAACTTGTTTGAATGGTTGGTCTCCAATCTCCATATCCATAGAAAACTTACCTAGATATTTGTAGTCCGCAATTTGGTCTTTGTCTAGATGAGTTAGTTTTTCAGGAGGACGATGAACTGTGAATTCCTCGTTATAAGGTTCAAACCAATCTTGATAGGTACTGCTTAAATATGTAGATAACCCGGACAACGCTCTTGACGCTGATCCAGTTACGTCGGTATCACACATATTCGGCATCTTTGGCATAGAAGGAATCATTCCTCGTGCATTGCTGAACATATTCTTCAAATCTTCTCCCATTCTTGCCATAGTCATTTGGGGATTCAATTCATCATATAGTTTTTGTCTTTCTGCTAGTAGTGGTAAAATGGGGAGAAGTTTTTGTAGGATTTCGTGTTGTTGGGTATTTTGTTCGATTTCAGCGATTTCTTTTTTAAGTTTATCGCGTTGAGATTCTTGTTCCTTCTCTTTCGCATCAGTTTCTTTACTTACCTTGGTTAATTCCTTGTCTTGTTTTTCGATCTCTGTATCTAACTTGTGTTTTTGTAACAATACCGGAAGTATCTCCAACAATTTTTGAATATTTTCTTGTTTCTGTATGTCAGAATCGATATCATCTTCTTCTTTTTTGGTTTTGTCTATGAGTGTTTGTAATGCTGCTGCTGCTTTGCTTGCGTCAGGTTTGATTTTTTCAGGTAGTTTTGCGGATTTATCCAGTTCAGGTGTTGCTTCTGCTTCTGGTTCTAACTCTGCTTCAGATTCTAACTCTGCTTCTGATTCTAACTCTGCTTCTGATTCTAACTCTGCTTCTGATTCTAACTCTGCTTCTGATTCTAACTCTGCTTCTGATTCTAACTCTGCTTCTGATTCTAACTCTGCTTCAGGTTTTTCTTCAGGTTCAGGTGCTGCTTCTGGTTCAGATTGTTTTGCTTCTGGTGATGGTGGTGGTGGTGGTGGTATATATTCCCCGCAAGCATTGGTTAAATCTTGAAATTTTTTGGTAGCTAGGTCTACGCAATCAGGATTTTTATCAGGATGGAATGTCATCCGTCCTTCATTTGTGGGTTTACGTTCACCATTCTTTTCTTGACAGTGTTTGTTTAGGTCTATTTCATGTTCCTGAGCTTTACATGGTGGTGCTGGTGGGAAATTTTCTAGTGGTGTAGATGCTTTATTTTCGATAACGTCCTCACTTGCTTGAGAAACTGGTGGAGGTAATTGTTCGTTTTCAACAATGGGAATTATAGTGGTTTGACCACTCGGTTTACTACTTGCACTTATTTCTGTGTAATTTTTTTTCTCTTCTTCAATTGCTTCGTCAATACGGTCTAATACTGAACTCTTAGATGGCTGTTTATTTTCGGTACCTTTGTTGTCTTTTTCTTGTTTTTGCTTTTTTAAATCATTATATTTACTTTGAATCGGGTCTAATATTTGCTCAGCAATTGCTTTTTCTAAATTAGATTTCGTTTCTTTATCCATTGTATTACTCATTGTTTATGAATCAAGTATAACATATACAAACAAATTACTTTATGTAGGTAATTTGTTTTCCAATAATTCTAGTTATACAAATTTTAACTCAAGCGCGTCTTTTCGTTTTTCTTTGTTTGGTCTTGCGACGATTTTTACGAGTTTTCTTTCCGCCTTGTGTTTTAGATTTTTCAGATACATAGTTCTCTATAAATTTTTTTAATAATTCTATGTTTTGTTTGATAAATATCGGTTGTATATCATCGTTTGCATGCTTACTGCTAATATTGGTTTTTATTTTAGCTAGATTTGTAGTGAGACCTTTGTTATTTATATGTTGTATAAATGCTTGTAATTTACCGTCTATTCGAACAAAGTCTTTTGAAAATGATTTTTTTTCATTATAATGATTGGTTGTTAATCTCTTGCCGATGTTCTCGAAATCTGCTATTATAGTGGTTGCTTCCTTCGTATTTTCATCTGCGTTTTTGCATTTTAATGTATCTACTGGACATTTGCCCTTCACTAACTCACTAGTATGACATCCTTCTATGTAATTAAAACCGTCTTTCTTTTTGAAGTCATTTATAAATGTAGAAACGTCGTTTATAAAATTAGTTTCTATATCCCCCGGTAGTTTATCATTTATCAGTGTCCCCAGATAATAGTTTATTCCTTCAATCGCATCTACGGTATGACTATGTTTCGCATTGTAACTTCCTTCACCGTACCCAAAGATACCTTCACTTAAAGGTGCTTCATATTTACCAAAAGTGAATGGATATAAACGACATAAAACATTCTCAAAAATATTTTGTAAATTTGTATTGTTCTCTTCGCCAATTGTCTTGATTATTGTATCTTTTATAAATCCAGTGTTCCACGACTTGATGATATCTGATTTTAACTTATGAATTGTATCTGCAATGTCTGGATTTCGAACCGTAGCATCTTTTACTTTGGCTTGTAAAGCGGCAATATTCGCAATAAATTCTACTTTGGTTTCATCGTCTTCTTCTATCCTTTCAGTAATTGCTGTCACATCTAAATCATCTTCTAGTTCGTCTTCTTCCGTTTTTCGTGCCTCTTCTTCCGTTTTTCGTGCCTCTTCTTCAGTTTTTCGTGCCTCTTCTTCCGCTTTTCGTGCCTCTTCTTCCACCTTTTTCTTAGCATCTTCTTCCGCTTTTCGTGCCTCTTCTTCCACCGCCTTTGTCTTAGCATCTTCTTCCGCACGTAAACGTGCTTCATGTGCTAACCTGTCTATCTTTGTTTCTAATTCTTTACTTAGGTCATCTGAAGGAGCAGTTACACTACTATCTATATAACTATCACTCACCTCTTCTAAGTCTTCAACTACCAAATCGTCCATATTTATTTGCGCCTTTTCATGCATAAAATCTGGCGAAGTAATTTCTTCATCATATGACATAGGACCACGAGACGCGTCATCTAAATCCACTTCGCCCGACTGTTGTTCGTCAGATATACTGGGAGCGAGTGTTGTAGAACTCAACAAATCTTTATCGTCAAGTGTTGTAATTTCGGGAATGTGATAAATCACAGGTAAATTCTCGTCAATACAAAATTTGTTATCAGATTCATTTTTTTCCTTTACAGTAGTTGCATACTGAATAACATCTTTATCTACCTTTATAATAATCTCAAGTAATTTACCTTGTTCAAAATCGTTGGAAATGGTTAACTTATTCTTGTATGGTGTATATACTCCTTCTGATGCCATTGAACTATCATCAAGTAATTTCATTGTATTCACAACAAAGCTATTATCACTGCAGAAATCAATCAAAATAGAATATTTCCTGTCTGGGTAGTCAATTAGTTTTTGAACCAATTCATCTGTAAGTTTTTCACTCAACGCATCTTCTAGTGATTTTCTACCCCCGACTTGCGATGTGTTTTTAAAAGTAGTATTTTTTTGTTTTCTTCCGGTACGCTTTTTCTGTTTTTGGGTATATCTTTTCTTTCTTTTTGGTGGCATTACTCCTTATATTATACACATACATAAGTTATCGTCTATATCATAACTTATTTATGAACTATTGCTAAATTTACTTTTTGGAAGTCTTTCTCTTGTTCTTGTTATTGCGTCTGGTTCTACGCTTCTTTTGGGTCTTGCGTTTCTTTTTGCCTCCAGCCATAACAGCACCACGGGA